GGATATATGATGTTTGAGACGTGAAAAAGGCGAGTTGACCGCTCACCATTCCGGTTAATCCATTAACAAAACCACAGTAAGTAAGGGAAATTTTAATGAAACTGCCTCCATATGGCAAGCCTCTTCATGAATTACTTGTGTCTGGCAAGAGGCCAGATAACAGTGTCTATTGTTATATTGGTGAAAAATCATGGGACAAGGGCCAAAATTCAGCTCTCATACGTCCCACAAGAACTTTAATTCTACCTCCCAACCATTCACCTTTCTCTTACACCTGGCCAGTAAGAGGATGTGAGATACTCTTAATAGAGACTAGTCAGCTAGTAACGGAATACATTGAAATGATTGTACAAGAATTGTTCGATTATTATGCGGACAAAGTTGTGCTGCTTTCTTTAAATTTATTGTCTACTACATACAAAAAGGATCTTTAGTTATGTCAGAAGAACGTCGTCCAGATAAAACTTTCAAACCAAATCTTAAAGTAGAAGGGCTATACACCAATATCGAAAACATTGATATTTTCGAACCTGAATGGTCTGTTATGTCAGAAGTAGAAGGGCGAGAGCAGGCATGGTTTTGGCCAAATGTAGTTCCATTGCATACGAGTACAATCTTGGCAGGCATTGGTGGAATAGGAAAATCTTTATTATTATTAAATATCATTTCTCATGTAACCAATGGTGAAAAAGCGATTATCTGTGGAGATGAAGTTATTTTTCCGATAGGAAATGTAATTTTAATGAGCGCTGAGGATGATATACATTCTCAAATTCAACCAAAATTAAAAGCAATGAATGCTGATTTAAAGAAGATACATTTCATTAAATCGAAGATTGGAAATATTTCTAAAAAGAAAAGATTTATTGAGCTAGATATTGATCTCCATATCCTAGAAGACAAACTAATAAAATTAAAAGAAATCCAAGAAAGAGTCAGTTTGATTGTCATCGATCCAGTTACATATTTTTTAGGCAAAGTCCGTGACAGAGATAATATTGAGGTCGCTAATTTCCTTCAAGGTCTCAATGATTTGGCTGAAAAATATGATCTCGCTATTATTTTGAATAAGCATCTTAGAAAGCAAGCCTCTGGGGGATTGAAAGGATTAATAGATGCCACTAATGAAATCAGTGGCGCAAGCTCATGGGTTAATACACCTCGTATGTGCTGGCTAGTGACTGCTTGGCATGATGATCCAACAATCAAAGTAATGACTAATGCTAAACAAAATCTAATTTCCGTTGAAGATACCCAAATGGCGTATGCCTATCGAATTATTTCTCATGAGGGAAGAGGAAAATTACAATGGTTAGACAGTAAAATGTGTATAAATTCTAGTCAAGCAATGAACAAAGAAACGTATGAGATGGGCAAACTAGAACAAGGAATTGAATTTATATTGAATTATTTAAAGAAAAACGGTCAATCAAGATACGATTCTATCGTAGAAGAAGCAATTAAGAGTGGTATAAAAAAGAAAACAATTCGCAGTGCAAGTGAAAAATTTGAACAAGACTATCAAGACGATATTGAAATTAGTCGTGGGATAAAGAACGCAAAAGTATATCGACTCGTTTAAAAAACGTCACACATACACACACTCATAGGCAAACAGGCAAACTGGCCGCTAGACCCCGTGGTTGACGCATTTCAGTTTGCCCTTTTTGTTATCCCCCATAGGCAAACACCATGGGCAAACTGACCCTCTGTTTGCCTGTTTGCCCCTCTGTTTGCCCTACCCATAGGCAAACACAAATACACACCTATATATATAATTAATAATATATTTTTATATATATATAAGTCTGTTTGCCTGTTTGCCCATAGGGGTGTGATATATAGATTTTAAATCTTAAAGAAATGCAGATTAATAATAGATTCAATTGACAAAAATTGTTCCACATAGAACACTGGGAATATGAAAACGGACTTTCAACAAGAATTAGTATGGCTTCGCTATAGTCAGAAGAAGAGAAAAGCTCTCTTCAACTCTCTGGCTAGCCTTTATGGGAGACAGGATGTTACCCAGAAAGAAACGCATCGGGATGATCCCGACGGAAGATCAAGAACAGACAATGTTAGTCACTTGGATGACAAAAAGTAGTATCGTTCATTTTGCTATCCCAAATGGGGGCAGAAGATCGAGTTTAGAGGCCTTCAAATTTAAGCGTACAGGCGTTAAATCTGGCATACCTGATATTTGTATCCCCATACCAACAAAGTCTTACCATGGGCTCTGGATTGAGTTAAAACGCAAAGAGGGAGGACGAGTCTCGGATAATCAGACCTATTGGCTTGCTTATTTAAATTCGGTTGGCTATTCTGCGAAGGTAGCGTACGGGTTTGATGAAGCTAAGAATATCATTACCGAATACTTACGCACATGACTTTTCCTTTCGGCCATCTCTCACAATGGCCTTTTTTTTGCATATCTCATAAGCTGTGTTAGGCTAAATCTTCAACATGGAGATATTTTGAATGGATTTGGAATCTCGACAGAAGCTCAAAAAGCTATTAATCGACCATGAAACTTACAAGCAATTCGTTTATTCAGATACGACAGGTCATTTGACGGTCGGTATTGGGCGTAATCTGACAGATCGCGGTATTTCATTGAATGAGGCGACTTATTTGCTTGATGAGGATATCACCTATTTCTATACCAAATTGAATCAATTTCTTCACTTCTTCAAAAGATTGGATGAAAATAGGCAAGTTGCATTAGTTGATATGTGTTTCAATCTTGGTATGCAAGGCTTCCTTAATTTCAAACATATGATCTTAGCGTTAGAAGCTGAAGATTATGAACGTGCAGCTCAGGAAATGGTTAATAGCAAATGGGCTGAGCAAGTAGGTGCCAGAGCCCATCAATTAGCAGATATTGTCAGAACTGGAAAGTTATGATAGATTTGAGTAAAAATGATACAGGACAGTGTTATGAGTACATCTTATGAAGAAGATCGCCATAAAGGGGGCAGACGCTGGGATTTAACTCCTATGCTAATTGATCATATAGTATCCAATGTTCCTAATGTTTATTTTATTAGACCTGTCGCTCTTCTATCTGGGGTATCTGAAAATAATTTATCACGTTGGCTAATTCGCGGTGAAAAAGAATTTAATAATGATCAGGACACCTTATGCTCTCAATTATTTCAAAAATATTTCTCTGCAAAATATGCTGATTCAAAGAGTTTAATCGAGGAATTGAAGAAATGTCCTCGCAATTATGGTGCGCTTACATTCCTCTTAGAGCGCTGTTTCAAAGAAGAGTTTGAGCAAAAATCAGATACACAAAAGCAACTAGAAGATATAGTATTTAATCAATTAGCGCCTATGTTGAACAAGGATATGTCCAATGGCACCGAAACCAAAGAAGTGGATCAAGAAAGCAATTAAACATCCTGGTGCATTACATAAAGAGTTGCATGTGCCACAAGGTGAGAAAATCCCGCAATCAAAACTTACTAAAGCATTACATTCAACCAATCCAAAGATGCGCAAGCAGGCAAATCTTGCTCGCACATTATCTGGGTTACGTAAATAAGGATATTTATGAAAGAAGTTAATGAAAATTACACCTGTGGGCTTGAGTTAGAAGGTGGCTATCATGGTCATCCTTATCCACAGAAGTTTGTTAAAGCTAAATCAGAGCATCCTTATCCATGTAATTATTCGGCTCAAGAGATGCCTAAAAATACGGAAGTAATGAAAATCACGATGGGTAAATAGATGGTGAGTACATGGATTGTCCTCGTTGCAAATCTCCTGAGACAAGAGTGATTAAGTCTCTTCATGATGCTATAGATACTATTCGAAGAAGAAGAAAATGTAATAATTGTGGTCATAGAATGACGACAATTGAACATATTAAAACTCAGAAAGATGAAAGGAAAAAGTTATTACATGAGGAAGTCGATTCACGGTGATAGAACGAAAGAGATGCTGAAAATTTGTGAGCAATTTATTGATTCTTACAACAGAAGAACACAGCGGCATATTACATTCACTGATGATAGGACGATTATACATGCAAGCGATGCGGACAAAATCTATATTCCCTCTGCTACTGGTCAACTTTTTCATGATACTACTTCTTTTGTTAATCTCATTATTGGTCCTTATGGTTCTGGAAAATCAACGACGTGTATACAACATATTGTTAGATCAGCTTGTCATATGCCAAAGTGGTTCAACGGAAGAAGGCGAGCAAGATGGGCCGTCGTCAGAAATACATCTGGGGAGTTGGTTTCAACAACCTTACAAACTTGGCTCACTTGGTTTGGCGATCTGGGCGACATAAAGAAGCGTCAGAAACCATTACTTACTTATGAACATATTTTCAATGATGGCGATGGGATTATTGAATTAGATTTAATATTTATTGCGCTTGATCGACCTGACGACGTGAGAAAGATTAAGTCTTTGGAGTTAACAGGGGTTTATTTAAATGAGCTTTCAGAATTGCCGCAAAATGTATTATCTCACTTCAAGGGAAGAGTTAACGGACGATATCCGTCACGATCTTTTTGTCCAGAATCATATTGGTCTGGAATCATTGCTGATACTAATCCGCCCGATGAAGACCATTGGATCTTCAATGACTTTGAAAAAAACATCACTCCAAGTTATCGAGTCTTCCATCAACCATCAGGATTAATCACTAATGACTTAGGTGATTTTGTGAAAGATGGTGAGGGTAATTACGTACAGAATCAAGATGCAGATAATGCAAAACATTTAGCAATTGATTACTACCCGAAATTAGCTGAGAAGCAATCTCAAGGTTTTATCAAAGTTTATTGTGGTGGGAAATATGGGTTAGTTGAATCTGGGAAACGAGTTTATCCTGAGTTTAATTATGATATTCATTCAGTGCAGAACATTGAAGCAATTCAAGGTGAGCCACTCTATTTGGGTTGGGATTTTGGATTTACACCGGCTTGTGTTGTGGTACAAATCACAGCGCGTGGTCAGATTAGAGTGTTGAAAGAATATATCGCTGATCAAATGGGTATTAAGACGTTTGCTAAAAATATTGTGATTCCAAGATTGGCGATGGACTTTCCATATTGTCGTGTTGGTGGGTCAGAAGGTGATCCATCGGGTGTAGCAGGTGATGATATTCTAGAAGAACTATCCTGCATTGGTGAACTTAATGCGCTTGGTATTGAGACTAATCCTGCAAGTACGAATGATCCTGATGTGAGAATTAACTCTGTTAAATACTTTCTGAATCTCATGGTTGATGGTCATCCAGCAATGATTGTTTCGCGTGAAGGGTGTCCAGTATTGGTGAAAGGCTTTATGTCAGGGTATCATTTCAAACGCATGAGTGTATCGGGTGATGAACGCTATCAAGATAAACCAAATAAGAATAAATATTCACATCCACATGATGCATTTCAATATCGATGCATGCCATTTGCGAGCGAGAGGTTTGCGGAAAAATCAGATAAGCCAAAGGTTGATATGTGGAATCCAGTGATGAGGTGGCAGAATTAATGGAGAATAAATCATGAATGACCCAAATGACAAAGCATTTGTTCCACAAATCGAGCACCAAGTTAAATGGATCGATAAGAACTTAGAAGCTAAAGGCAAGATATTCAATACTGAGCAAGAGATGTTTTATAGAGCGACTGATTATAGGGGTAGTTGATGGACGATAATTTTGCTGAGGCTATAGCAATGCAATTGAAAAAAATTGCTAAATCTTTTGATGAAACTAATATTCAATTGAGTGATTTAAACAAACATTTAGCAAGAATTAGCGAAGAAATTATGGTAATGAATGAAAGAAATTATCAAGGAGAATGAAATGCCATTAGTCAAAGGAAAGAAAGCTAAAACTCGCAAAGGTTTTGGTGAGAATGTGAAGCGTGAAATGGAAGCTGGAAAGCCTCAAAAGCAAGCAGTAGCTATTGCTTATAGTGAAGCTGGGGAGAAAAAGAAGAAGAAAAAAAAGTAAGGAAAATATTAAGTCCTTCAAAATGGGATAATATTTCTCCTACAATGGCTAAACAAATTGTTAGACAAATAATGAAAGACAAAAAAATAGCTAAATTCCCAGGGATTCCCTGCCCTGTAATAACGTCTGCCGTCCGTTAGGGATAAAGACGGCAACTTATCCACATTTTCTGGGGATAAGTACGCATTAATACTGTTAAGAAGTTGTTGAAAGAATGCCTACTTTTTTGGTAGACGTTTTTATCCAGAATATGTACATAGTCTATCCACAGGCTAATAATTCTGTATCTATATGAATTTTAAACATTATTGGTATTTATCCACCAATAATCCTTACATAATAACTAATAAAAAAGATATAAATAATATATTATTATGATAGAGGAACAGAATATAATGCTTTTTTGGACAAGGAGTGCCAATTATGCCAGTACAAAGATTAACTACCAACTTCGTTGGTAACAATTACACCGATTGCAGAAAAGTTGAAATGAGTTCAACTGATACCATTGCAACTTGTACAGCTGCAGGATATTTAAATACCTATCTCATTATGAATAGCATTGGACTTTATACGTCTGACTTCATTCATTTAGCTGCCTCTGATGGCACCCAAATCTATAAACCAGCATTTACGAATGGTACACCCCAGAATGGTGGTAGTGTGCAGTTGGTAGCATTAGCATAAGCTAGTGCTTTCGTATTTTCTCAAGGAATGAGAATGCATGCAGCGTGAACCTGATGATGTAAATGATGAAATGTCTCCTGAGTCAATCAATGAGATGGAAGAAAAACGCATTGATGAACTTAATAAAGCAGGCATTAATGAGAACGAAGTATTAGATGGTGCGGGTAAGCATCTTAATATTTGGAACTCATATTTCAATGAAAATATTGTTCGTGGAAAAGACGATGTAAACTTTACTATCCGTGATCAATGGACTGCGGTCGAAAGATCAGAGTTTACTCGTCTGTTCAAACCTGCAATGACCTTCAATAAACTCTACGATTCTGTAAAAAAAATATCAGGTGAACAACGTAAAAATAAACCTGATTTAATCGTGAGATCACTTACTGGTAGAGCAAATCAGGAACAAATCAATCTTCGCGCTGATCTTGTTAGAACAATTTCATATCAATCACAGAATGATTTAGTCTATCAGACTGCTTTTAGATCCTCTTTGATGATGGGATTCGGTGCATTTCAGATTTGTTTAGATTACGAATCACCTAGGTCATTCAATAAGATTATTCGCTATGAAACGATTCCTGATCCAACAAGAACTGTATTTGATCCTGTTGCATTAATGCCTCATAAAGGTGATGGGAATTATTGTGCGCGTTATTACGTTTTTTCTCGGGATGAATTTTTTGCAACCTATCCTTATGTGACAAATCCTGTTAGTTACATTGATCCTTACATGCTTTTGGATTTCCAATGGCAGACAAGAGATACAATTACAGTATGTGATTATTTTGTTAAAGAATGGTTCCCATTAAAAATATATTTAGTTCAGATTGGTCAAGATAGAAAATCTGTGACTAAGGAAGAATTAGAAGATTTACGTGAAAATTATCAGATACAAAAAGATGCAGTTTCTGATACTGAAGAGGCAAAGAAAATTATTGCCAAATTAGAACCTAGAGTCATTTCTGAGAGACAAACACAGGATTATCGGATTATGAATTATCGAATGATTCGTAATCAAATTATTGAATTTTCACATTGGCCTTCAAGATATTTACCACTTATTTTCGTGGATGGTGATTCATATTTCCTTGAAGGACGACAATATACTAAGAGTTTTGTTCATGAAGCTCGTGATGCTCAAAAATGCGTTAATTATTTCGGAAGCGAGATTGCCGCAGAAGTTAAAAATAGAAGGCGTGAGCAATGGCTTGGAACGCCCGACAATATTTCAGGATATGAGCAAGATTGGCGCAATCCTGAATTACAAATGGGTATTTTACGCGCTAAACCTGATCCCAAATCAGGGCTTATGCCTCAAAAACAACCGCCATGGGATTTATCTCCAGCTATCATGCAGAATTTTCAGCGAGCTGGTCAGGATATCAGAGAGATACTTGGATTTTCAGAAAATGAAGCATTGCAAGGCCGAGATATGTCTGGCAAAGCAAGGCGTGAACGCAAAATGGAAGGATCAATGAGCGCCTATGTCTATTTTGACAACATGAATCAGGCTGTTGAACAAGGCGGAAGAGTTGTTAATGATTTACTGCCTTACGTCATTGGTGAAGATGAGCGCACAATGGTAGTAAGTAAGAAAGATGGTAAAACTGACAGTATTGTCATTAATCGGAGGCTAGACGATGGATCGATGGAGAACGATCTTGGCGTTGGTGACTTTGATGTGGAAATTGATACGGGACCTTCTTTTGCGGTGCAAAAAGAAATCGCATTGGAAATGTTTAGTGAAACAATTCAAGCTTATCCTCAAGCCTTTCCTCTCATTGCGGACCTCTGGGCTGGCAATCTGGATATTCAACAGATGGAACAGGTTAAAGACAGGTTTAAAACACTTGTTCCGCCTGAAGTGCTTGCAAAAGAAGAAGGAAAAGAGCCGCCGCCAAAGCAGCCTAATCCTCAAGAAGAAATGATGAAAATGGAAATGCAGGCAAAACAGGCCGAAATTCAGAATAAAATGAAAGAAATTGAATTGAAGGCTGAAAAACTCAAACTTGAGCAACAACAAGCAGAATTAGATCAAGTTGAGCTTCTCTTGAAGGCACAAAAAGACCAACAAGAAGCACAATTAAATATCTATGACCATCAATTGAATCTTGAAAAAACCAAAATAGCGCATAGCATGGACCACAAGAAAACCGAATTAGATTATAGTCATAAGATAACAGCCCTTTTGGCAGACATTTATAAACATTCAAATCCACCGAAAAAAGAATCACAAAACAAAGAGTAGGGTATACATATGGCGCTGTTTTATTCCTCAATAAGGAATAAAATTTAATCAATCAAAGACATGATGTCTTTTGGGCGACCGAGACGCCAGTTTAACTCGTGGGCTGATAATGCCGAGTGGGGATCAATATGGAAGTTAGTCAGGATATGTCGGGTAACGACACGGAAAATGTTGTTAATGAAGCTGAAGTAATGGATAGCGTTGGTATACCACAGGATGTGGATCATGAGGAAACTCATGAAGGCCAAGGAAATCAGGGCGGAAATCGCGATACGTTGAGTGTGCAAAAGCGATTAAAAGCACAAAGACGTTCTCACGATAGGGAAATGCGTGAGATGCAATCAAGGATAGATCATATGCAAGCGATGCTCCAACAAGGAAATCCAAATCAACAGCAGCAACAACAAGATCCTTTCGGTGCAGGTGCAGGAAGCGCTGATAGCACGCAAGACGCGATCCATAAGGCAGTGACCTACGCGCTTCAACAGAAGGAAATGGCGGAGCGGCAGGCACGAGAATCGGAAGCACAACAGCATATTGCTAAACAATATGCAGAGTTAAATCGTCACTTGGATAGTACAGCAGACAAATATGATGATTTTGACGATGTTGTGAGGGGCGATGTCCCTTTTACCGAAGCGATGCGCGATGCAGCATTATTGTTACCGAAGAAAGGCCAAGGTAGTGCAGGAGAAGTTCTGTATCACTTAGGCAAAAATCCTGAAGAATTATCTCGTATTGGCAAACTCCCGAAAATAAATCAGGCAGCCGAAGTGATTGCCTTGAGTCAAGCTTTAATGTCGGGTGGTGAGTCAAAGAATCAACAAGCCGCTCGTCCTCTAGGGCAGATCAAGTCAAATCCAGTTGTTAATGGCGCCGGTGTGCATGACAAGACGCCTGTTTCGGAAATTCGAAACAGAATGAAGAAAGGCACCTTTAAATAGGCTTTTTTTCCAAAAATGGATTTATTAACTCTAGGACGGAGTAACGGCTATGCCAAATCAATTTATTACCACGCAATTGGTAAGTAATACAGCTCTCGCTATGTTTGCTAACAACTCACCATTTGTTATGACTGGTTCAAGGATTTATCAAGATGACTTTCAAAATTCCGGCTACAAGA